AAAAGATAAGGGATATGAGTAGGCACGGAAATTATAACGAATATTTAAAAAGTAAGGATATGAAAAAAGGAAATGAAATTGTAAAGATAGATACTCGCGATTATTTCGCAGCTAAAGCGATGTTAGCGGTAATGGCAGAAGCTCAGGAAATGAGAGTTGATAGCTTTTGGGACTGGATAAAATACTTATTGCAAACTTATTTACATTTTCAGTTTTTGGTTGTTAATTATAGTGTTGTGGAGGGGGCTTTTGAGCGCGCTGCAAAAAGGAGCTATACATACGCTGATGCAATGCTTATAGAAAGAGATGCAAGGCAGGAATTAGAGGAGTATAATGGATACAGTGGTACTTTTGAATATGTAGACGGGTGCTATTACGGTAAGCTTATAAATATTACCGATCTAGTGACGTTCGAAGCTTCAAACGCTTTTGATATATTCGCAGCTTACGAAGAGGCTATAGATGATTATATATTACTATGTAAGGAAGTTGGGAAGTAAAAGAATAAGTTGTATATTGCACCTACTCATAAGTGAATGATTAGATTTTCATAGATTTTAGGTTAGGTTAGATTAAGCCCAGTAACGATGCGTACTGGGCTTTTTTGCGTAGTAGCGTTATATTATGTATATTTACATCCTAATCACAGCCCAGTACCCGTCTTATAGGTAGCTTTTGATGAGTGAACCAGCGGGGAATGGTTGTTAAAATAGGGATATGAACGGAGATATAAAAGAAGTATTAGCGGATATTATAGGCGATTATAAGTTAGGGGTAATGAATACTGAAGCTTTGGTTACCGATATAGTAAACGGACTTAAGGAAAAGGAGTATCAAATTAAGAAGATTGTAAAGTTTAAGGTGGGGGATACTATCGGGACACATTGCGGTAATTATATAGATACTGTAATAACCGATATTACTGATGGGGATATCATACGGCGTAGTATTGCAGGCAATTTCAATGATAATGGTGTTCTACATGTATTCGATACTAATACTTACGATGAGTTAATAGATAAGGGTTATAGGGTTAAAGGATAGCGATATGAAAAAGGACGATACGAGTAAGGAAGATATAGTTTATACCAAAGCCGAACTACTTAAAAAGCTAACCGAAAAGGAGCATTCGTTTTGTCATAACTATATAATAAAATGGAATGGCTCGCAGTCTGCAAGGGACGCCGGATATAGTGAACATACATGTGCAGCAATAGCTAGTGAGAACCTAAGAAAACCATATATTCAGCAGTATATAGACTTCATAAAGAACGATTTCGAAAAGGAGTCTGGCATAAGTAAACTTAGACAACTTAATGAATTGGCAAAGATAGCCTACTCATCCATCGCACATCTACATAATACATGGATTGAATTAAAAGCTTTTGACTCATTGACTGATGATCAAAAAGACGCTATAGAAAGCACAGAAACTAAAACGGAAAGTAGAGGTAAGTATAACGAGGATACACAAAGTTATGATGACGTAGAGGTTAAGATGGTTAAGGTTAAATTGTATTCTAAATTAGGCGCTATTGATCAAATCAATAAGATGCTAGGATATAACGCAGCCGATAAGATAGATCACACTACTAAAGGGGAGGCGATGTCTCCAGTACAATTAACACCCGAAACAGCAAAAGCTATATCTAGTAATTTAAAAGATAGTATTTAATGGACTTTGACAACCTAACGGATGAAGAAATTGCAGTTGCTAGATTTCATTGCGATGAGTCGCTGCTATTCTTCACTAGGTTTTGGTTTCGTCTACTTAGGGGTTCTAAATTCATTACAAACTGGCATCATGACGATATATGCTCGGCGCTTGATGATGTACAACAATACAAACTAACTTTCTTAGGTATTAACATCCCACCAAGGTTCTCAAAAACAGAGCTTGCAGCGGTTAATTTCATTGCCAGGGGAATAGGTATGAATCCATGCGGTAATTACCTATATATAACGGCATCAGATGAACTAAGGGCTGAAACCTCTATACGTATTAGAGATATAGTTTCTCATCCTGTATTCAAACGGATGTACGGCGTTGAGATGAAGAAAGACCAAACGGGTAAAAACCTTTGGCGAACTAGTAAAGGCGGGGGATTGAAGACTGCTACTATATTTGGGCAAATAACAGGCTTTGGTGCTGGGCAAATGATAGACCACACTAAAGATTTAATTGACTACATAAGAGAGTTTGAAGGGTGTATTGTATTAGATGATATTAATAAAACAGATGATTCAGAAAGCCTAAATGCCAACAATTCAAAGGTATTAAGAGTTCTTAGTAATACCGTATTGAGCCGTACCAATAGCGACGATACCCCTATTATAAACATACAGCAACGATCAGGCACGGAGGACGCAACGCAATACTTCAACGAGTATTTTAAAGATGATCCGAAAGCGAAAACATTAATATATCCGATAATATACAATGAAGAAAGTTTGTGGGCTTGGAAGATGCCAATGGAGAAAATCTTAGCGTTACGAGACAACCCAAAAACAAAACACACGTTTGAAACGCAATACATGCAAAACCCTATGCCGGTAGAGGGGCTTATGTATCCAGATAGATTTAAGACTTACAAAGAGCTACCTACCGAAATAGATCCTAATGGAAATGAAATACTACAAGGGTGGTGTATTGGCATTATAGACCCAGCAGATGGTGGAAGCGATCATTTTTCAGCTCCTATAATTCAAGTAGTAGGTGATAGGATGTACTTAAAAGATGTTATTTTCAACCAAATAAAACTAATAAATAACGAACCAAACATAAAGGGTAGGTCAGATCTTAATAATGTTATAAAGTGGGTTGTAGAGACTAATAGTATGGGTGGGTATTTATCGGGTAGATTAAGGGCTATGATGCCAAATATGGCAGTACATGGACAATGGAACGCAGCTAATAAGCTTAGTCGTATTATGAACATGTCGGGATTCCTCTCTAAATATTTATACGTGCCTGAATCTCCATCTGTAGAAATGGCTTTATTCTTAAAATATTGCTATAAATTCCTATTAACATCTAAAAAAGAAGATGATGCGCCAGACTCTTTAAGTATTGGAGCTTCGCACCTGGAGAAATTCTATCATTTATTTAAGGAATAATGTTAAATGGGCGCTTCGGTATACTATCGGGGATATTTAAACTAATAACCTACAATACAATCATATAGCATTTTGACACTACTTAACAATAATGATATAGCAACTCGTTATTTGTAATTGTTCTAAATAATGCCTAAATTTGAGAAAACAATTTGCAAATGTCTATACTTAGTAATATAAGGAATAAGTTTTACGGATATGAATCGCATGGATCGCTGAATAATAGCGCATTTAATGAACAGGCGTACGCTAATATATTAAATAACTTTAATTACAAAAACAACCTCCCTTCTTGGGTATCTCTAAGAACTCCTGAATATTTTGAATCTGCTGTAAGATACAACCCTATAGTAAATAGTGCCATTCGCTTACTAGCAACTACAGCTAGTAATGGCAGAAAATACATAGCGGACTCTACCACGGGCGAGGAAATACCATGGACTGAAAAGGATGAAGTAGTACAGAAGATAAAAAGCTTATTAATTGACAAGCCAAACCCTACGCAATCCGGCAAAGAGTACGACTACCAAGGTGTTTATTATTTAGAAACGTTCGGCAATAGAATGGTGTATGGATTAATGCCAGCTGGATTCGATAAGGAGTTAGATATATTGAATATTGAAGCCCTTTGGAATCTGCCATCGCAATTCATGAATGTAAGGACTACAGGAAAGCTATATAACCAATCGGAATTAAATAAAATAATCACATCCTACGCGAATACAGAAACAAACCCAGTAACCATATACGATCCTAAAACTATATTGCATTATAACGATGTGAATATATCAAGCGAACAAGCGTCATTGATGGGAATAAGTAAGTTAGAGGCGTTGCGCGATCCGATAATGAACATAGAGGCGTGTTTTCAAGCTATGAATACATTATTAAGAACAGGAGGCGCAAAGGGTATTATATCTGTAGATACTAAAGATGGACAGGGCTCTATAGTTCCATTAATGCCAGGACAAAAGGATGAGATTCACGAAACGTTTGGGGAGAAATACGGCATTCAAGACGGGCAGAGTCCATTTTTAATATCTCCACTCCCTTTGCAGTATAATAAAATAGCCATGTCTGCTAAGGAATTGGGCATATACGAAGAGCTTTCAAACAATACGTTATACGTAGGTAACATGCTCGGCATCCCGCCCGACTTACTAAAGACTGACTCGAAAGGGTCTACATATGAAAATCAAAGGCAATCAACAAAAAGACTATATCAAGATACTACTATCCCAAAAGTAGAAGATAGGGATCAATACACTTCACAAAGATTAAATCTTGAGAAGTACGGGATGGTACTTAAGACTAAGTGGGATCACATACCAGTTTTGGCTGACGATGCAAGAGAGGCAGCGACCGCCAATAATTTAAATGTAAAAGCCGCCTTATCTGAGTATGAAAAGAATTTAATAACATGGAACCAATATCTGAACAGTACAGGTAGAGAAGAGGTCAATGGTGGTAATGTATATTTTTACGAAAGAGAAAAGAAGACTAACCCAACCCCAACTATCAATACTAATGAGTAATTTGGAATGGTTATAAATAAAAGCTAACTTTGAAGTTATGAAAGATAAGCTATCAAAAGAGGATATTGAAAAGATTAAAGAAAAAAGACTTAAAGCAGTCAAGTCTGATAAAATAGTTAAAAAGTGACTTATGGGTGATGATTTAAAAATACCAACATTCGAAACTAAAGACGAGCTTTTTAAGTTTCTAAAAGATAATGACAGCACATTACAGAAGCAAAAGAAAGCAGGGGCAAAGCAAGCTGATTCGGTTGTATTTATTGCTGATAATAATTCTGCATTGGAAGTTACGAAAGCTGTTGGCGCTTCATCTAATCCAGACGAATTAAAAGTTAAGGTTGTTATCAACACAACTAATATACTTGATTCTCACGGAGATGTACATCAAGTAGGGATTTGGAATAAGTCAGTAAAAGACAATAATAGCATATTGTTTCTTCAAGAGCATAGATTAGCATTTGATAAGATCATTGCAGATGGTGACGAATTAAAAGTATCTGTTGAAACTTTCACATGGAAAGAGCTTGGCTTTAATTTCAATGGTAATACTCAAGCGTTAGTTTTTGAGGCTACAATCAAAAGAGAGCGCAATCCCGAAATGTTTAAACAATACGCTAACGGATGGGTTAAGGAACACTCGGTTGGCATGCGATATATGCAATTAGTATTGTGCGTTAATAGTGAAAAAGATTATCTAGGAGCTGAAAAGGAAGCGTGGGACAAATACATATCGACTGTAATTAATAAGGATTTAGCCGAGGATAAAGGTTGGTTTTATGCCGTTAAAGAGGCTAAGGTTATAGAAGGATCGGCAGTCCCAAAGGGTAGTAATTTTGCAACCCCAACATTAGAGGTTGGGAAAGAGGATTCTATACCGAAACACAAGACATTAAAAGAATACAAAAGTATGATGGGCGAATTACAGGATACTATCATGCAGTTAGAAAATAAACAGAAGCCGCCAGAGGGCACTTCAAAAATAAATGAGCCGTCAGAGGACACTCAAGAAAAGTTAAAGCAATTTTATTTAAACAGTTAAATTTAAAGAAATGAACAAAATTTGGATTAAAGACGGTAATTTCGTTGATATCACAGCGGAACAAAAGACCGCACTAACAGTAGAGGAGCTTGCTCAATACACTACAGACAAGCAAGAAGCAAGTATGAAGGCTCTTAAGGCTGAAATTGAAGACGCTCAAAAGGATTACATTAAGGATGTAATGACCAAAGAGGAGTTCGCTGAGAAGATGACAACCATTCAGACTAGCATGAAAGAAGCGTTAGTATTAGCGCCTAATGAAAGTAATAAGGAACTTACTCAAGAGCTTAAGGATTTAACTCAATCTATGAAAGATATAGGGTTAGAGGTTAAAGCTTTGAAAGAGAATGGACTTATTGGGGCTGATCTATCAATCAATAAGGGTGCCTTAAGAACAATTGTTGAAAAGCACCTTAATGATGCTGGGTTAATCGGCGAAGAAGTAGAGGAAAAAGGCATTAAGGTAAAGCCATTGACCCTCAAGAGTAATCAAATGTTAGGCATGGCTGCTGTATCTCAAAAGATAGACTTAAGAAACCTATCAAGAAAGCATGTTGAGAAAGCTGGTGAAAATATGTTCATTAACACTGGAGGCGCTACGCAAACAGTATTTGGACAGGCAATTAATAGATCAGATATTGGTGAGATTTCAGATCCTCTAACAGCTAACGAGCATGCTTTAGACATCTTTAACACTACAACTATTTCGGGTTCATTAATGACCTTGATGATTTATCAAAACCTAGAAGCTAACGGCGAATTAGTTGCTGAGGGGGTTGCACCTTCTGTTGATTCTAGGATTGAGTTGAACTCTAAGGATTTTAAAGTGTTTGATTTTGCAGCTACTGCCACAGTATCTAAGGATCAATTAAGGGATTCCATGGAAGTTGTTGATGAATTAGTGAGACAATTACAAAGTAATCTTAAAACAGTATTAGATACTATCTTATTTGTTGCCACTGGTGATAATTCAGTAGCTCCCTGGGGTGTCTTTAATGTTGCAAACTCTTGTGAAATATTCAATCCGTTGTTATTTACAGGAACAAGCCCACAGGCTAATGTTGTTTCCGTAATCGGTAAGGCTAAATTACAAGCAAGATTAAATGATTGGACTACGGATGCATCTATTCTTAACCCTAAGCAATGGGATCAAATCGAAGACCTTAAGGATTTAAATGAGAACTCTGTAAAAGATAATCGCCTAGCTGTAAATGGTCTTGGTGAAGTTGTCGCTGTTAAAGGTCTTAGAAAGTATCAAACTACTAAGATGCCAGAAAACACAATGTTGATTTACAATACGTTTTTACAAACATTAGGTTTAAGACAAGATATTGAAACTCAATTTGGACATAACGGCACCGACTTGAAGGATAGAAAAGTATCTTTCGTTATGGATATGAGAGCTTCTTACGGACAGAAAGCAATCAAGTCATCTATTTACGTAGATAACATTAGTGATGCTATCTTAATCCTTTCAGAAGATGACGCTGCGTCTTTAGTTAGAATCAACGCTTACGCTGTTGGTAGTGA